ATAACTGCTACAAGCTAGACTGTTCAGCCAAGGGCTTTTATCACGGCAACCTTACAGCCATAGAAGTGCAGCACTTACTGAAGAAGCGGCCCAAAGCTAAGGCCAAGGAGGTAGAGACTATGGAGATACCTGAGTATGTTGTGCAGCCCAGCGCAGAGCATGATAAGTTTCACAGGTTTGTTAGCCGCTGGGGTATCGCCTCAAGAGGCCTGATGTATGACGTGAAGGATGAACGTGTTGTGTTCCCCATCCACTTCAAGGGCCGCATCATCGACGCTAATGGCAGGGCTGTAGGTGGTAAGATACCTAAGTGGTATCGCTACTCAGGCAAGGCAGACTATTACCTTGTGGGATCGGGTAGCACCATCGTTGTGGTAGAGGATTGTGTGTCAGCTATAGTGGCCCACCAAGAGTTGCCAAATGTTACAGCTATGGCAATCCTGGGGACATCCCTGACGCCTAACCACATGGCTAAGATTGGTGAGTATAGCAAAGTTATCGTGGCACTAGATCCAGATGCAGCACACAAGACCTTGCAGTTCAGCAGAGAGATCAACCTATGGACAGGCGCTAAAGCTACGGCATTTAGGCTTGACGATGATATCAAGTATCGCTTAGACGATGACATGGAGAGACTGAAGAGGATAACAGATGTCATACCATATACCTAAGAAACCTAGCCAAGAATTGTTAGATCATCTAATGGCTAACTACACATACGACAGAGATAAGGGTCAGGTATTTAACAATAGAATGGGTAAACCTGCTTTAGGGTTAACAAATAAGGGTTATCAGTATGTTGTATCATACCTTAATAATAAACATCTCGTCCATAGGGCGCACCACGTTGTTTGGTTCTTTGAGTATGGTGAATGGCCTACTTCTTGTATGGATCACATAGACGGTGTTAAGACTAACAACCACTATACTAACTTACGGTTAGTCACCAACAGAGAGAATACACAGGCTTATTACAAGAGTCAGAAGACGAGCAGTCCTTATCAAGGTGTGTATTGGAGAAAAGATAGAAAAAAGTTTTATGTCCATATTATGGTTAAAAACAAACAAACTCACATAGGTGCCTTCACCTGCGAATTAGAAGCAGCAAGAGCTTATGACAAAGCCTTGGTAGGACTAGGCCTTAAACCCGTCAACGTAGAAATTATGAAGGAGTTACAGAATGACTAACCAGATCACAGCTACATACATCGACCACATGGGCAGTGACCTGTCCGTAGTTAACGCAGCACGAGTATCCTTTGGTAAGAAGAGTGATTGGGAGTTCTCTGCACTAAGAGAAGGCTTACTTGAGAGAGATGCCAAGCTCATCAACTACCTAGCCAAGCATAAGCACATCAGCCCCTTCGGTCACGCCTTTGCAAGCTTCCACGTCAAGGCACCTATCTTCGTAGCACGTCAGCTAGTGAAGCATAAGTTCCTGCGATGGAATGAGATCAGTCGTAGGTACGTGGATGATAAGCCTGAGTTCTATGTTCCTGACGTGTGGCGTGGGCGTAGTGAGGATAAGAAGCAAGGGTCTAGTGATGAAGTAGTGGACATGCTACACTGGATAGTCGCAGACCCTGAACTTTCTATTGAGGGCCATACAGAGTATGATAATGTAAGTGATACACCTAGTAGGTGGTCATCTTATGTAAATGCTAGGGCATTAGACCTTTATAATGCTATGCTTAATAGCGATGTCGCCCCTGAGATGGCCAGAATGACGCTCCCGCAGTCCACCATGACTGAGTGGTACTGGTCAGGTAGTCTTGATGCCTTCGCTGACATGTGTCGGCTACGTTGTAAAGAAGACACACAGTACGAGAGCCGTTTGGTAGCTGACCAGATCAGTGCGAAGATGTCGGAGTTGTTCCCAGTAAGCTGGGATGCTCTAATTAGCAATTCGTGACGATCCTAATAGACAAATGGAGAAACAGAATGACTTGGCACTATCAACTAATGAAGCACACAGAGCCTGATGGCGAGGTCTGGTATGGGATACATGAGTTGTACGAGGGTAACGGTTACAGCTCCAACCCAGAAAGCATCAGAAGTCACGACAAAGACGACATCAAGTGGATGCTAGAGACTATGCTAGGCGACATTGAGAAACATGGGGTGAAAGACTATGAGTGACTACAAAGTAGACGCAGCAACTAAAGAAGAGTGGGCTGAACGAGCATGGAATGCAGAAGACAAACTCTCCTTACTTTTAGATAACCTCATTACATTGAAGGCTAGACTGAAGAAGTGGGACAACCAAGATTACGTGTATTCATACATCAACGCTATGCTACAAGAGCTAGAGGAGTACCACTAATGTTTACCGTAGAGTTTGAGTCTGATGCTTCTATCATTACTACACTAGACGAGCGTGATAAATTTGAAGACGTTGAAGTTATTCTGGCAGATGATGGCTCTGTTTACATGAGACAGTTTGACAATTCTTTAGAGGAGTATCAGATGCTCTTCATGTCATACCAACAGGTGCTAGACATATTTGCTGCACTAAGCAGTAAAGAAGGCGCTTACTATGCAACACCCAAGGACACAAAATGAATGTAGCGATGTTTCTAAATGGTGCAGCTTTTATGTATCTCTTAGGTGTGGTACTACTGTATTCCATTACAGAGCCAGAGGATGAGAATGAAGACCCTTATGCCGCTGACAAGTTTTCGCTGATGTGGCCTTGGGTGGCTGTAATGACTATTATATATTGGGTTCGGGGAGAGAACGACGATGACGATGGAACTAGCACTGATTAAGACGCTCCTAAAGCGTGACTTCTATGACCAACACAAGGGTATCAGATGCCCAGATAAGATCTTCACTAAGGACATCCGTAAGATCAAGCAGACACTAGATCATGCTATGAACAACTACGATGGCGACCTCAACATGGCTGACCTAGAAGCGCTGTTCTATGCACAGAACCAGACCATGACTACAGCTACAAAGACTGCATACGGTGATCTATTCCGTAAGATGGATAAAGCTGATGTAGTCAAAGAAGAGATTGCAGACACAGTGCTAGGGCAATTGTTCCAGCAGTATGTAGGCGATCTTGTAGCTAACCTAGGCTTTGACTTCGTTAACGGGTCACAGACATCCTTGGAGCCTCTACGCCGCATCTTGGATGACTACAAAGATGACTTCACACCCAATGTTAAGATCACATGGGAAGACATCTCTATTGACCGTCTGCTTGAGGCTAACGATCTACAGACACAGTGGAAGTTTAACATCCCTAGTCTACAGCGTAAGGTCGAGGGTGTTAGTGGGGGTCACCTACTTCTGGTTGGCGCACGTCCCAACACAGGTAAGACATCCTTCCATGCATCACTGATTGCTGGGCCTGGGGGTTGGGCGCATCAAGGAGCCAAGTGCGTAGTCTTGTGTAACGAGGAGGCATATGAGCGTGTAGGCGCACGTTACTTGAGTGCTGCTGCTGGTATGACTATGGAAGAGGTTAAGGGTAACGTGACGCTGGCCCGTTCACGCTATGAGCCAGTACGTAAGAACATCCGTATTAAGGACAGCACAAACAAAGACATGCAGTGGGTTGAATCCCTAGTGAAGCAAGAACGTCCTGACATCCTGATCCTAGACATGGGTGACAAGTTTGCATCTAAGACCAGTGACAAGTCAGACGTATACCTCAAGGATGCAGCCATCTATGCACGTAACATCGCTAAGCAGTACAGTTGCTGCGTAGTCTGGATGTCACAGCTAAGTGCGGTAGCAGAAGGTAAGGTCATTGTGGATCAGTCCATGATGGAAGGCTCCAAGACAGGTAAGGCTGCTGAAGCTGACCTGATGGTCTTGATCAGTAAGAACCCTGTAGTCGAAGGTGCAGACGAGCAAGACACTCAGCGACACTTGAACATCGCTAAGAACAAGCTTAAAGGTGGCTGGCATGGTGTGGTACACTGTGAGTTGGATGGTGGGCGCAGCCTATATAGCGCATAGAGGAGAGATGGATGAGACTGGTATTAGACGTTGAGAACACTACACAAATGCGTAACGACAAGTGGCACCTTGATCCGTATGAGGAGGGTAACTTCCTTGTGCAGGTTGGGATGCAGAATGCGGATAATGCCGAAGAGACATTCATTGTTAACATTGATCACGTAGAAGCTAAGGATACCAGTGGCGCTGGGCGTAAGCTTATCCAAGATATCCTAGATATGACTACGCTTCTGATCATGCATAATGCCCAGCACGATCTTATGTGGTTGTGGGAGTGTGGCTTTACATATGACTGTGACATATATGACACAATGTTAGCGGAATACATCTTACTGCGAGGCCAGAAGGATAGCCTTAGCCTAGACGGATGCGCCCAGCGCAGACAGCTAACTTCGCAAAAGGATGACACTCTCAAGAAGTACTTCAAGGATGGTTACAACACCAACGAGATCCCACTGAAAGAGCTTACGTTCTATCTTCAGGCTGACCTAGATACGACACGAGAACTGTTTCACGCTATTGAGGCAGACTATAGTGAGCCAGAGGCGCAGTCGTTAGCTAAGGTTAAGGCTGTTACGTTTGACACATGTAAGACGCTTACACGTATGTACATGGCAGGTTTCAAGGTGGATCGTGTTGCCCTTGATGCAGTTCGTAAAGAGTTTGAGCAAGAGAAGGCAGACATCGAAGACAGACTACAACACAAGGTGCGTGAGATCATGGGTGACACACCTATCAACCTCAACTCACCAGAGCAGATGTCGCAGGTAGTTTTCTCCCGTAAGATCAAAAACAAGAAGGAGTGGGCTACTCTATTCGAGTATGCCAATGATAAGAAAGAGTTCACACAGGCTGTAGAGGCTAACAGCACTCTGATCCGCCGCACTAAAGCTTTCACCTGCCCTGACTGTAAGGGTCAAGGTAAGGTGTTTAAGATCAAGAAGGATGGCACAAAGTTCTCTCGC